ACCCTACCTGCCACTCTCCTTTCTCCTATTGAGCGGGCTCGGCTGGGCATCCTATCAGCCCTTCACGAGCTGCCTTACCGTCGCGGCGTTCTTGATGATATGGGAGATGACAACCTTTTCACCGTGCGATCCGGCCATCGCTGCGGGGATCGCACCTTCGTCCTGCACGAGAATACTGCGGATATTAACGGGCTGACTGCCGCCGCCCCCGTTCAGGATATTCCTCGGGTTGCTTTGCGATAAGACTTCTTCCCCGCGCTGAAGGACCGCAGCCTGTTCATCAGGGGCTAGACCGACAATCGTACCACTGTGATATCGGGGAGCCGCAGCCCACCATGAGCCGGGAGCCCGGCCGCTAGTTGGCCGTTGCCCGACGACGCCGCCGCCATGCAGACCTAGAAATCCCAGCCCGAAAAGGCCGCTGCTGGTAGTCGTGGCGGTCGCTGTCGCTGCCGTAGTTGCCGCTGTCGTCGTTGTTGATGCTCCGCTTGAACTGCTGAACAGGCTGGCGATGCCGCTGCTAATACTACCGCCTGTTCCCGAGCCGATCAGCTTCAGGGCCTCAGCCTTAATAACCGCCGTTGCGATGTCTTTCAGCAGACCAGCGAAGAAATCAGCGACAGCAGTTCCGAGCGAGGACCATACGTCTTTCCAGCTCTTCGTCTTCGCGATCAATCCGCCGAGAGCTTCAGCCACAGTGTCGAAAGCTTTGTTGAGGTTCGTCCCGAATGAATCTTCAACCGCTTTCTTGATCGCCTTGAATTCCGGATCAACATACTTGACTTCGGATCGCAGCTCTTTGACTTTCGCCGTCAACAGTGCAATCGTTTCAGGCTTTAAATCCTTCGCTGTCGAAATGTACTTTTCAAGCGCGGCAGCCGCGTCAAGAATCGCAGGAGCGGTAAGTTCGAATGCTTGTTTCGTCAGCTTTTCTTGTTCGACGAGCGAAATATCACCGGATTCCTGAAGTTTGGCGTAGCTGCTGACAAGCTCCTTCCTTGTGGTTATAGCTTCGTTAGCCGACTGTTCAGCGGCCTTACGTTCGTTCAGCGCAAGGGCAGCCTGACGATTGGCTTCATTTTCATCCCTGAGAGATTGAAGTTTCGCCTTATCCGTAGTGCTTTGCCGTTCGTTCAGCTTTTCGATAGCTTTGAGCTGATTGTCGTAATAAAGGTTCGTCGCCGTATTCAACTGATCGAGCGCCGACTTATGGGCATTCAAGTTTTGTCGGCGGTCGTTATCAATCTGCTTTTCAAGAGCGTCGAGCTGATCTGTTTCAGTCTTTCGTTTCTGAATGTCAGCACGAGCTTCCGCTTCGCCCTTGTCTCGGACTTGTTGAAGGTCCTTATAGTTGGTAACGCCTCGCGCAGCAGCATCAGCCACGGCTTTCGCACCGGCAGCCTGAATGGCACTAGCGTTCCGGCCATCTTCAATCGCCTGCTTATTGCGGTTTTGCTGCCTCTCGTATTCATCCTTATTCTGCCGATAACGAAGTTGCTCGATATCCTGAAGAGCTTTCTGCCTAGCCTCTTCATCGGTCAGACCTTGGGCTTTGAACTTGTCGAGGGATTGAGTGAAGGCGATATTCCGTTCTTGCTCTTGACTCTGAGCCCTCAAAAGTTCGTTTTGAAGGCCTAATTCGCGAGTGATCTTCGCCGTGTTATCGACTTGGGTAGCTGTAGCCCCGGAAATTATCGATTGATCTACCGGAATTCGACCGGCTGTTTTAGCTGCCTCCGGTCCTCCGAGACTGAAATGCCCGGCATCCGGTTTACTGAAGGTAGAGCCTATAGCAACTGTTTCCCCGCGAGCTGCGGCAATAGCAGCCACGGCTTTATCAAGAACGTCGTATAATGGCCCTCCTTTACCCATTGAGCCAGGGACAGCATTACCGTTCTCGTCTACGATACGAACATCCATGGCTCTCTTGAAGCCATGCTCTGATGGTTGTCCGGTCCCGGCTACGGTAGCTCCCGGCCGATCCGTGCTAATAGCTTGAACTGAATAGCCGGGAGGCAAAGCGCGAGTAGACTGAGAAATGATGTCCGCAAGCTTCTTCAGTTCTTCCGAATTGATAGGAAGTCCTTGCGTACTGAATCGCCCCGGTCCTCCTTGAGTGCTTGCGGGTCCTTCAGTCCCAATCAATCTATTAAAGAAACGCCCAATAGGATTGGTACGGATATCTTCTTCAGTAGCAAAACCGCCAGCCCGAAGCGATTCATCCGTAATTTTTATCTTACTAAGCCGATCGATAACCTTATCGGCGACGGTAACTAGTCGCGTCATCAGGTCGATAATCGCGGTCAAAGCTTCCGAATCAGACAGATTGTCGATAAAACGATTCCACGATTTCCTTAAACCTTCAACAGATTCTTGAAACGGACTTAGCTTATCCTTTCTCGCCTTATCGTATTCCTCACCGAGAATACGAACAATTTCGGTTTGAGCTTTTCCCTCTTGACCTGATTGAAACAGAGAACGAATGTATTTCGCCTGTTCAGCCGTGATAGCTGGATATTTCTCAATTAGCTTGTCGAACGCATCCGTTCCGCCACCAATGCCTTCGGTCAAATCTTTCATGGCTTCAGGCACGGTTCGTCCCGTGACCTTCGCCATTGCCTCAGCGGCTAAAGTAACTTCCTTAATCTTGTCTGAACGAATGTTCGCATCAATCGCGATCTTGATCGCCTTACCGGCTTCGTCCCAACCGACTCCTAGATCACGGAGCGTCTTTCTGAGATCGGTTAAAGCCTGAGAGTTCTGTTCAGCAGAATACTTGTTCGTATCGAGAGCTGCGTTGAATTCACGAATCGATGCAGACTGCCGAAGATTGTTATTCAGGACTTCAACCGCTAACGTTACTGCACCCAAAGCTACAGCAACAGCAGGAAGCCAACGAAGAGCTGCCCGACCGAAAATTTGAAAGAATTGCCCACCCTGCTGAGCAAGAATTTGGGTTACATGCTGACCTTGAAGTAAACCGGAAACCACGTCGTTGATTTGATACCCAAGATTCGTCAGCTCATAAGGACGAAGACCAAGAAAGCCTATCGGAGCCCCGGCCCCGCGAGAAGGTCCAGTGCTGAGAATACCAAGACCACCTGTTCTTGATGGTACAGGAAGAGGAACAACATTGCCGGTCGATACAGCTCCTTCTCGATTAGCTCTCCGGATATCGTCAACAGTCTGCCGAGCTTGCCTCGTCTCGTCATCGTGCCGTTGTTTCGTCAGCCGCTTCGTATCTTCATTGAACTTCTGAAGATCGGCTGTCTGCTGTCTATTCGCTGCCATCCTGTCAGATAGCATGGAACGGAGCTGTGTTGCTTCCTCCTTTCGCCTCTGTTGAGTAGCCGCAACAGCGGCAGCCTGCGTCTTTGCAGCTTCAGCCGCTTCCCGTTGAGCCTTGGCTGTCGCTAGAGCGGCTTCCTTTGCTTCGCGTTCGATCCTTGCATAGTTCTGAATAGTAGTCGAAAGCTGCGTTCGGGCATCGCCGATCTGCGTCGCCGTGGCAATGAGCTGCTGTTCTGCCGAAACTAAGTTTGCGGTATCGACGCCGGCCTGCTTCAACGACACGTCATAGCGTTGAAGCGTAGCGATATTTGTCTCTAACCGCTGCTGCGCCCGTAGAACGGCTTTCTCAAAACCTGAGAGCGCGGCTTCAGCCGACCGCCCCGTGGCTGTATTCGCTGCCATCGCGGCCTGATGAGCCGCAAGAGCCGATTGCGCTTTCTGAAGCTCTTCCTGATTCCGTTGAACCTGTTCAGACAAGACCTTGAACCGCTGTATCGTCGCGTCGAGCCCGGCGACGTTCTTAGCGGCTTGGTCTAGCTGCTGAAGAGTTGCCCGAAGTTCTTTCTCTTTGACTTCGAGCCGACTCGCTGCTTGAAGCTGCTTATCGAGAGCTGAAGAAAGATCGTTGACCGATTGAACGACAGACTTCAGTTCAGCGGTCGAAAGGTCGCGAGCCCGGAGTCGTAGTTCGATGTCCCTCGTAGAATCTGCCATCAGATTCTCCATCTTTTACGATTTATGATATTACTGATAGTCGATTGATCTACGCCGTAAAAGTTTGCAAGTATAGTTTGGCGCACGCCCGACCGTGACAAAATTCGTATTTGATTGATTTTTGATTCTGTTAATTTTGCTTGAGGATTATTCTCTCCGCAAACCGGAAACTTTCTTCCTTTCGAAATCATGTCCTGCGTATTATCGAGAAACGTACCTAGAAAAAGATGATCCGGATTAACGCATAGAGAAATATCGCACCGATGAAGAACGTTAAGTTCTCCTATCGGTTCGTTCTTATATAAACTCCAAGAGACTCTGTGAGCCCCTTGATTTCTACCTTCTATAGAGAAATTTCCATATCGATTATCCGGAGCCGAACCTATCCAAAGCCAACAACCGCTGTTGGGTTCAGGGATAAACATTTCCTCGAAACGTTCAAGAGCGGTTCGGTCAGCCATCGCTCAAATCCTCTATCACCCGCTTCAAATGCCCTCCACCGCCTATTGCATCCACGATGGCAGCATGAGTCAGGATCGCTTGAGCCGTGAGAGCTGCGTTGTTACGCTCCCTGATGAACCCGGCTTCCGTCCATAACATAGCGAGCGGCATCCGCTGTACCGCTTGCCAGGGAAAGCCGTTCGCGAGCAAGAGACTGGCATCCCTTCGAAGCCCCCGGTATGCTTCGACCGCCCAACTTACTTCCTCTTCGCCGTCCGTGTGTTCGCGGTCGGAAGTATCCCACGAATCATCGCTGTCACGTCGGCGGCTAACTTTTTTACGGATGCTAAATCCGTAAAAGTAAGTTTGGCGATTTTCGTTAACGCTTCGAACTGAACTGTCACCGGCAATCGGCTTGCCCGCTCCATCTGATCCGGTTCATCGGCACATACTGCGATCAGATTGGCGATCAGAATCGGGCTCTCTCGGATCAGTTCGGTCAACATATCAGCGACGATACGCTGAAGAACTGCTTCGTCTTCTCCATGATCGTCAATGATTTGTTTTCGGTTCTGAACCTTCTCAAAAATCGAAGTGATCGCCATCTCATGAGCGTCAATCAGTATCGCAACATCTGGAAGCGAGATGGCACGAACCGCAAAAGTACCTCCGGGGAAAGGAACAACTTCAACAACCGGTGTAAACTCACTGATAGGCATCCAACAGGTCCTCCGTGTTGTTGGGCCGTTCCATCAGCCCGAAAGACTATCCGGCCGAGACAGTCACCACCCCCGCGTTCGACCATAGCTCGCCGGCTACCGCAGGATCGGCAGTCGGCAGGCCGCTCGCCGTGACAGTCCCGGTGACGATCAGGTTCGCATCGACCGTGACATTCGTTCCGTCATCGGTGATTGATGGGATCGAAACCCCGCCCGTAATCGCAAGATTGACGATATCCTGAACCGTGACCCGATAGAACTTCCCATTCGGAGCCCGAACAGCAACCGATTGATCGACATCAGCCGCTATTGTAGTTCCAGGGAAACGAAACAAAGATGCAGCCATTTTCAGCCTCCTATAGCTGGCAAACGGCGGTCCCTAAACTTACTTTTAGAGACCGCCGTGAAACGAAGAAGGTTCTTTACGCCGCCCGAGTGACGTAAACCCGCTTCCACAGCGCATTGTCGGGCTGTAGGACCTGCATGTTGAAGGTGATGGTCTGCCACGTCTCGCCCTTCAGCGCGAACTCACCGGAAGGCTGCAAACGGACACGCGGCCAGAAGTAGTCGGTATTCGCGCCCTTCGGATTGTCGGCGATGAACCGCAGCCGGCCTTCGACTTGGTTCTCCTGATCGATCACGATGGTTCGCGAGCCGACCTGAACATCGTAAGCGATTTCCAGACTATCGCCATCCGCGATGTCGGCCGGCGTTTCGAACAACGTCACGCGACCACGAGCCGTATCGACCGTGTAGTTGCCGGTGGCTGTGATAACTCCACCAGCCGAACCTCCGGTAAGAAATGCTCCACTGATGGTAAAGCCGGCATCGGTAACAGCTTCCGCCAAGGCAATCGCGTTGCCTCCGGTGCCGCTGGCGATGGCGATGACATCGATCACATTGCCGTCTCCGGAAGCCGTCACGTCGTAGAGCGCCGGATAAGCGTTGATTTCTGCTTTCAGCCCTTGCGCCGTCGCAACGACGGTCGGGCCGATTTGAACCTGATGCCCGGTCGGCGTTCCAGTAACGAATTCGATTGCCTGCCCGTTGACCGTCACTGTCTCGGTGTTGGCCGGCTGCCCGCCGACATCGATGGAACCGAAAGCCCGAATTCCGGTATTGTTCGTAATAACCACGTTGGCGACATTGACGACGCCTTGCGGATTGGTGTCGTCGGAACCGAGCTGATAGATTCGGTTTGGCTTGACCGTGAACGTCTCGGAAAGCCCGGTCGATGCGCCTTGTGCATCCGCTTCCGCCGTTGCGCCGAACATCAGCGCAACATTGTCCATGCTGATGTTGTCGCATTGGAAGGAGCCGGCGCGGTCCAACTGCAATTGAACCGTGTCGTCGAGAATCCGCAGCCCTTCGTCCGAGGAATAATGGTCGAGATTCTGATAGGTGCTCGACATCGTGAGAGCCGGCGTGTTGCCGAGGTAACGTTCCCCTGTCGGCGTCTGCGTGCCGGTCACGAATTGATCGAAGTACAACTTGCCTCGACCAACGACGTAATTGTTTGCCATTTTGAAGCTCTCCTCGGTTACGGCGCAAACGGGCTAGAGATGTCAATCGCTAACCCTACACCTAGCGGCAAATAAAAGAAAGCCTTCTCGCTAATCCCCTGACGCGGAGGACTTACGATACCGGGTCCGATAGTCAGTCCTGTGATAGTTTTCATGCTCGACAGTCCGAAATAATACTCATCCGGGTACGTCGGATCGCCGTAATTATTTCGAACCATCGCCCTCGCAAGCCGATGCTCGACCGCAGCTTTCAGATTGTAGAGATCGTCGGTAGGATTCAGCGGATCATTCTTCGCGATTCCTTGAACCAACAAAATCCACGTTTCGATCCGCTCGACATTCTCCTCGCCGGCCGTATCTGTGGTTATGTCGCCCTGAAGATGTTCGACTATCGACACCATCGTATCCGGAGCTTCCTCGCCGTACAGCAAACGCCCACGGAATACGGCTTCAGATAGATCGAAATCATACCCGTTGATGGGCGTGATTCCCTGCAAATGAGACGTGATCGCTTTCAGGACCGTGAGCTGTATCGAATCAGCCATTGGAAAGCCTGATAAACTGACGAAGAAACTCGCTCTCAAGTTCAAGCAGAAGATCGGGAGTGATCTCAGCCGCAACCGATCTGAACACCTGATCTACACTCGGGCCGTAGAGTAGGGCTACGCCGGCCAGCGGGCCGCTTGTGATGACCTTAGCCCCGATGGTGTGCTGAAGTACCTCTCCCGGCTTCAGGCGTATGGCGAGCCCTATATTGCCGTTACGGAGAGTAAGCAGGAAGGCGCGCGGAAGCTCAACAAATCGACCGGGCTTAACTTGAACCCGAATCGTCGGCCGGTTAACCCGACGATTATGCTTCCGTGCGGTCTGGAATCGGGTTCGTTGAGAACCGGAGAAACGAGCAAGCGGTGTCGGAGTGAATTGCCCTCGGATCACCGCAAGTAAGTTTGCGGGCGAAGCTCGGCCGGTTACGGCGAAGCGAGGAGGATATAAATAGCCGCTCGGAAATGCGACCTGTTCGACCATCCTCTCGCGAGCCAGCTTCAAGCCCTTGCGTTCTGCTGTCTGATTGAGCGACATACTTGCCGCCCTCGGAACGATGTCCGGAAACTGCTCAAGATAGCGAGCGTACTCTTTGATTCCGGAAGCCTCGATAAAGACAGTCACGGCCGAACTACAGTCCATGTGATCTTGATCGGACCATCGGGCGGCTCCTGCACGTCAAGCTCCAATTCGTAATTCCCGAAATCTGTCAATTTGATTAAACCACCGTGCTTCAACGTGACGCCGGCTGTCGCCAGCTCTTCAGAGTTGAAAAGTAAGTTTTGAATGGTAGAAAGAATTTCGGCGTAATCGCCACTATTGATGTTGCCTACCCGTTCGACCTTATCGTGCCAGCGAACCGTAATCGGAACCGGCGTCACAGTAACTCCGTCTTCGTAGGTCGCAGCATAGGCAAACGCGGCGTGAATGTCACGCCGCGCTTGAGCCCTTACCGTAAGCCAGTCAGGCATCACACTTCATCGTCGTCGTCATCTTCTACCGGCTTTCGGGCCGGTTTCGATCGGGCAGCCGGCTTCTCTTCCTCTTCGACCGGGACCATCGCGGCCTGAGAAGCGTAATTCGGCTCGTTCGGCGGAAGGATGGTTCCGTTCTTTGCCATCGCTTCCCATTCCTCTCGACCGATATCCGGATAATCGGCCGGATTGAAACGTTGCCCGGCCAGAATCGTCTTCCGCTTCCCCTTCCCGCCACTGGTAATGTTGTGGCGGGCGACAAATTCTACAGCCATGAACTCTCTCCTTCGTTTTTCAAAAGTGAGGGCGGGAAGCTACTTACTTCCGCTTATCAGTGTCCTATAGGACGGCCCTCTCTTACGTCAGAACCCGAAGACGGAAGCTATTGTTCGGATTCGTGGGGACGAACAGGGGAGCCGATTGCGACATGGTGTAGACCACGCTCGGGTCTTCCTCCTTCCACATTTTCGGGTAGATCGTTGCCTCGGTCTGGAAGTTCGCGTCGGCATCCTGAATCGCGCCGAAACAGGCGATGGCGTCGAGCGCCGGCCCGTACCCGCAAACGTCCCGAGAATCGAGAAAATACCCGGTCGAAATTGCTCCCGTCTCTTCGTCCACGTCGGTAAACCAGTTCTGATAACGGTACAGGTTGAATGTACCGCCTTGGGTCGATGCGATCTGACCCATGAACTGATAGTTGCTGCCGACCTGATTGAGTCCAGTACGGCTAAAATCCGACGTGCTGCCTCGCCGGGTTACGTCGAGAAGATCAATCACATCGTCATGACCTGAGATGAATGCGCCCCAAGCGTCGATCCCGAACACGAGATCGGTGATCGGAGCGAAGCCCAACGTAAACGCAGCCGTCACTTTCGCCTGAAGATCGCCGAGCGGATCGGAACCAGTCTGATCCCAACGAGCGCCGCCGGACAAAACTTCCGTCAGCGAGGCGTCACGGTTGAAGTCGATGGTCTGAGTCGGATAGTCCTGGCCTGAGATGGTGATCTCACCGTAGATCGTCGCCATCGCGGCCATCCAATCCCATCGCCGTTCGATGGATTCCCGCTCTTCCCGAAGGCCGTTGGCAACGGCAAGATCGAACCGCTGCTGCTGCGACAGGCTGCCGCCGATTGCCTCGCCGAAAGTCCGCCTGACGGCTTTCGACGGATCAACGACATGCTTCGGCTTGACGTAAGCCGGTGCGAATACGCGGGTCGTGAAACCCTGGCTTCGCATGACGCGGCCTTGCACATTCGGAGCGACGAACGGTGCCAACTTCCGATACGGAGTGTCGATCCGGTCGAACATGATCTCTTCACGGTCGCTTGTCACGACTCGCGGATAGAGACGCCGCCAAAAGCCATCCGGCAAATCCGCAAACCGCTGTTGAACAGCGATCAGCGTTTGGGTGTTATAGAGAGTGACCGCCATTCTTATCTCCTCGGTTTACGTGCCAAACTAAGTTTTTGGTTACAGCAGTTGCTTCACCATGATTTCGGTACGATCGAAAACCCGCTTCCGATCGTTCAACGAACCGAACCCCGTGGGCCACACGAGAGCCTCGTGGTTGAAACAACCAGCGACGTAAATCGGGACATAGTTTCCCGGTGTCGCCGCAGCCGCCGCCTGCGCTGCAATCCCGATCGGCATGTCGCTCGGAACGGTATCGGTAGTATCCGCTGCATCGGTCAACGTTGCACCGCTGACGAGGAAGCCGGCATCCCCGACAGCTTCCGCCAAGGCAATCGTATTGCCTGCAACGCCTTCCGAGATCGCGACAACCGTAACCACGTTGGCGACTGCTTCCGCCGTAACCGCGTAAAGGCCGGGATCGGAATTGATGACCGCCGCAAGAGAAGCCGCGGTCACGTCGTCATCCGCATCGATCAGCACTTGCGTTGCTGTCGGAGTCCCTGTCGCGATGAAGGTGATGGCGTGAGCGTTGACTGAAACCGTCTCGGTGTCAGCCGGATTGACGACAGTGATAGTTCCGGAGGCGAACCGATCTGTGACCGTCCAAGGTACGATCTTTCCGCCCGCGTCGCGCTTTACGACTTGGAACTGCACGATGGCCTGTGCATCTGCTGCTTGCGCCTGATCGGTTTTGACTTCCGAATCACCGGCATAAAGCTCGAAAACCGGAGGAACGTCACCCCCACTGCTGACGCCATGCGCGAGAAAATTCGGATAAGTTTGCGTAGCTGCCATTACCGGACTCCTAGATCAGAGGAAAGGAGAGTTACGCTGCCTTCTTAACCGGCACGACTTTGTTGCCGGTTGCAGCAGCATAAGTGCTGAGAAGCCGGTCAGCGACATCGGTATCCGATTCGCCGCCATCGCCTCCGTCGCCGTCCTCCCCGCCGTTGCCGGGATTATCGGCTCCGACACGGGGGTTCGGCGTCCGGTCCATCGCTTGATGAAATGGGGTTCTGCCGCGTCCGTTTCCGGACTGCTGCGGCAGTTCTTCGGCCGAGTTTGCCAGGACGCCTTTGATGTCTTCTGCCGACATCGCCGTGTTGTCGGCCAAGTGAGCGGCGAGCTTCTGTCGCTTCTCCGCTTCCGGCAATGCCATGACAGCGGCGCGGCGTTCCCGCTTCGCCGTGTCATGCGCTGCCAGCGCGATCGGCAATGCTGCGCTGATACCGTTCTGGATGGCGGCTGCGAGTTCTTCCGGAGTCATCTCAATTCCTTCCGATGAAGTGCCTTTCTTGGCACGGGCTTGATACGAGTCGATGACAGCTCTTGCGTCATCCCGAACCGATTGAGGGAGATTATTCATCTGCGGCAATCGGCTCGCTGCTGCATTCCAACCACTCTGTAATGCAGTCTTTGTACCGCTGATGATATCGGCAAACGGGAGATGATAACTGCCGCGTAGGTTTGGGTTCGCCGAATCCCAAACAAGAAATCCGGTCTTAGCTTGATCCGGTTTCGGACTGTTGCCCCCGATCCCTGCGGCGTCGAGCATCCGGCCGGCTGCGGCTGGGCCGTCCCATGACTGGCTCGTGTTGATCGGGAGGGAGCGCGAAGCTCCTACTGCAAACTTTACGGAGTTCGCCATTCGAACACCAAACGTCGGGCCATTCTCTCCGGAAACAGAGAGATTGGAAATCGCATCGGCCGGAGTTTGAACAGCATCGATCAGCCCGTTTTCCAGGGCATCAGGAGGATCGAAACAACGGGCTTCCATTGCCCGGATATCGCCTTCATCGATTCCCCGATTTCGTAAGACGGCATCGAAAAACATCGATGCGTGATAGTCAACGCTTTGCTGTATAGTCTTTTTCGCTGTGCTTGACAAGGGTTCAAATGGATTCCCGTCCGTCTTCTCCTTGCCTGACTTGAAAAATGTGATCTTCACTCCTTCCTTTTCGAGCATTGCGCTCATATCGACGTGCATCGAAACGCAACCGATACTTCCGATTCCCGAAGACGGTGTAGCGACAAGACGATCGTTCGCGCTTCCGAGGAAATATCCTGCCGAATAACAGGAGGCATCGATGATTCCCAAACTTGGTTTGACTGCCCGGCTATTGAACATTTCCAACGAAAGTTCAGGACAGCCTGCCGCCGTTCCGCCGTAGGTATTGTAGTCGTAGACAATCGCCTTCACGTCCGGATCGGCCTCTGCGGCCATGCGTTGCGATCGAATGAAATTGTACCCGGTCGCGAAACCATAACTGCCGCTGAACCGATTGAGGAGCATTCCATGAACAGGAATGATCGCCATTCCATCTGCAAATGCAAAAGGTTTTTCCAATCCGGTCGGAGTCGGTTGAAGCCCGTAGGTCAACAGCAGCTCGGTCTTCCGCTGAATGAATAAGTCTTTCGAATGCGTCCAATCAATCTTCGCGATTTCCTGAATATCTGCGATAAGACGATCGGCGAACTCTTCGGGAAAATAGGAGGCGCTATGATGCAGCCGATCCAAGATATCCCGTGCGAAATGGCCCATGCTAAGCATTCGAATTACTCCCACCACTTCCCGTCAGGGTCCCTTGGGTATCTATTCCTTGGTTATTCTGTTGAGCGTTCAAGTTCGGAGTGATACCCAACTGCCCCATAAAATCGGCTTCACGCCTGTTCTGTCGGAATATCTTCCGCCAATCGAATCCCATTCGAGACAGCTCAATCTCCCACGTCGAAAGATTCGCCTTGATGCGAAGCATCGCAGCTTGCGTCTCTTTCAGCTCGTCGATTTGACCGCGACCGCTACCAATCCAATCGCAAGCCGTAAGAGCTTCTTTCCCATAAGGCTCATAGAAAACTGAGTTTGTCTGCCCGGCAGGCAGAGGAGGATTCCCATCCGCCAAGTCTTCTTCCAACCACAAGGCGTAAATCCAGTTTGCCCTACGATCGGCGATGAATTTCTTCTTCGCCATCATATGCTTTCGCGTCTTCTCTGTCGCGAGCTGTCCGGACGAATAGTTGGTCCGCGAGAAGTCGTTGGAAAACTCCTCATAGCTCACGCCGAGCCCGGCCGCGATATGACGTTGCAAACTTACTTCAAACTCCGTTCCGATGCCGCCCGGCGTTCCAAGGTTGCGTGCATTAAATTTTGTGCCGGGAAAAAGATGAGGGATTTTCGCGCCGTCGATCGCAACGCCGTTTGCCTCCTTCAAGAAGTCGCGAAGTGCGCCTAGATAATCGTGATAAAAGCCGAGAATGGCGGCTGATGCGCTATCTGTGGCTTGACCGCCGCCAAGCATCGCAGCGATAACGTCACTCGGGAGTTCGGACTCGACCGTAGCGGCATAACTCGCATTGATGACGGCATTCTGAAGCGTGATATCGCGGAATCGTTTTGTCATCCTCATAGTCTTGAGGACTGCAACGATCTCGGACACAGCACGAGTTTGACCGGGTAGAACCGGATCGATGGTATGCAATACCATCTGTCGGTTCCACATTGGCGGGGCTCCCGGTATCAGGTTCTTCGCCGCAGGTACGAAAACCCAAGTAAATGAATTGAGGTTGAAGAGAACAGGATTGAAGAGAACGCCTTGTTCTGCCACTCGAATGTAATATCCGAGTGGCTTGCCGCGATCGTCGATCTTGACGCCACGTCGAAGATTAGCATCGTCAATCGTGTTGTTCGGATTGCTCAGGCGAGCGGGCGACACATGCTGGATGGCAGTATAGAACGGGCGATCGGCTTCCCGAATCCATTCAGCAGTCGCAAGGTCTTCCCCGGTATATCCCCATCCGGTAATCGCCATCCGGATTATTCCGGTAAAGGTCAATCGTCGGGCAGCATCGAACCAGCATTGTTCGCTATCACCGATCAGGTTGAACGTCTCTTCGACGTATTCTTGAAATTCTGCCGCCCAAACTTCATCGTATCCAGGGTCTATTCGGGACAGAATTTGATAGTTCGGCTGAGCGTTCAACCGATACTGGCTGCCGACGATCCCATTCCGGTACAGGTCAACGACGCCCTGCACGAAGCCGTCGTTAAGAACCATCTCCCGACCACGGGAATCCGCCTCTTCCTTGGCCGCGTTGATGAGCTGATCGGGAGAAGCGCGAGAAGCGAACCATAAGGCGGTTTCCCGCTCATTTCGCTCTGCGCCCTCGATACCGCCGCCCATCGCACTGATGCCCGGCTTACCGCTCAAAGCCGGCAACATCTGTTGAGTTATGACGCTCTTGCGTTTGGGCATTAGAAAAAGAAATTCACAGGACGGGTAACGACAGTAGCGGTGCCTGCGATACAGGCATCGTATTGTGCCTGAAGAACCGCAACCCGTGAGATGAGAGCCGGAAGGCTGGCTGGCGTGTACATGACGCGGGAGCCGTCCGCGTCCTGAACTTCTCTGATAGCGGCTCCACGTTGAAGGGCGTCAAGAGCTGCTTGAGCCGCATCAAGACGGGTTTTGATCGCCGCGCAATCCGCCATTACGTCAACTCTTCTTCGGGAAAATAGGCTTCTTCCCTTTCCGGAAAATCGGCTTCTGTCCCTTGGCAGGCTTTTTCGGTGCTGATTTTGCCACTACCGACTCCTATGCTAAATCTTTCCCGAGTTCAGAGAAGTCAATACGCTTTTCAACCCTTGGAGTCAATGCCTCTACAGACTTGTCAACATCCTTCGCTTGAATGATTAACGGATTTCTCGACCAATCGTCCGCCCATACCGGAGGATTTAACCAATTGATCGACTCGACACGAAGTAGAGACGATGCACAAGCCCCTATGCAATAATACAACAAATCCCAGGATTCGTTTCTGACTCCTCGGGTTCCATCCCAACGTCCGCGTTCGTCCCGATGCTCGACGCAAAGCTCCTTGTAAAACCACGTTGGGAGCCAATTCGGAAACCGGATCATTCCTTTTCCCGGCGTCAGGCTATCGAGTCTGTGGTTTAGGGCATCCTTCAAAACATTCGAGTTCAAAAATAGAACCGGAACATCGCCTCGCGCGGCAGCAAACTTACTTTTTTGCTTGCTGTCCGGAAAATCGATGTAGGTCCTCGGAGCTGTAAGTAATGGATGACCTTTCACGAGATGGAAGCGAGAGGCCAGTCCTTTCCGGCGAAGAACACGATAAAACTCATAGGCATTGGTCGTAACCCCATCCTCGCCGCCTGAATCACAAATCGTCAGCTTAATCGACATCCGCCGACCGGACCCATCATCCAAGGGATATGTTCTACCCATCACGTCTTCGATCAGGATTTCCCAATCTTCGACGTATGTGCCGGGACGAATCCGGTCATATTGGTCCTCATACTCTAGCCGTTTCGATCTCGTAACACTCCATCTATCGACGATCGTGATATCATATGGAGAGCCCGGCCCGATCCCGTGAACTTGAACAACGAACCGCGAGCGTTGAACATCGATACATGCGACGAGAAAGCGAACTCCGGAATGAACCTGAAGCTCTTCAAAAGCTTCAGCCCTATCCATCAGGACTTCAGGCAGCCTCTCTAGCTCAAGCTTCTTAGGGATATAAGGCTGGGCAAGACTGGTGTTGTAAAAAGTCTGAAGAGCTGTTTCGCTTCCCGTTCGTTCGAACTCCTGACTGGCATTCAGATACTCAATCACGAGCTGCGACCAAGTTTTGAAACCGGCAGCAACGCCCTGAAGCCAGAAAGA